TACCGATCTACACAGGTCTTGTCACAGACTGGAATTTAGATTACGACATCAGCAACAAAGACATGATGTATGCGTCATGCGCTGACAACTTTACGGTGCTAGCAAACCAAGCCTTAAACGCTGTAACACCATCATCGCAAGCTACTGGAGCACGCATAAACACCATCTTGGACTTAACCGAAATCAACTATCAGGGCGCTCGATCTATAGATACTGGCTCATCCACGTTGGGCTCATACGCCATAGATCAAGACACCGTTTGCCTTAACTACCTACAGCAAGTCAACACAAGCGAGCAAGGCTATTTGTTTATGTCAGCTAATGGCACGTTGACATTTAAGGGCCGATCAAGCGTCCTCAACCCTGTGGCTGGCGCAACCTTTAACACTGACGGCACAGGATTGCCATACCAAACACTAATTAACCAATACGGTGATGAGCTGCTTTACAACTACATCATTACGCAATCGCCAGCAGGCGCAGTACAAACGACTAGCAGCGCAACAAGCATTGCGCTATATCAAGCACAACAATACGCGCTTACCAATTTGCTCAACAGCACAACAACAGAGGTAGCCGGCTTAGGCAACTACTTGCTCGGCAAATACCAAAACCCTGTATTGCGCTTTACAGGCTTATCGACTCAACTTACGGCTTTATCATCAGCCAATCAAAACATTGCCTTAACGCTTGATCTGACCAGTATTTGCAGTGTTACTAAAAACTTTGTTGTGGGTACACCAGCAACAGAAACCCAGACGTTAATCGTTTCTGGTGTATCTCACAGCATTACACCGGGCAGCCACATCATCTCTTACACGTTTGAAAGCACAGACGGCAACCAGTATCTCACACTTGACGATGCGATATTTGGTACTCTTGACAACAACTTGTTAAGTTTTTAAGGAGACATTATGACAGTTAGCGCAGCAACAGTACCTGGAGAAATTCTGACTTCGGCGTATGTTAACAACAACATTAACTCAGGGTTGGTCTATGTCACTAGCGCAACAATTGGCACGGCAGTCAATACTGTGTCAGTGGCTAGTTGCTTTACAAGCACTTACACTGATTATGTCATCAAAATTACAAAAACCGTATCGTCAACATCCCAAGTACTACAACTGGCGTTAAACGCATCAACGGGCGCAAGTTATTACTCGTTCGGGTATTATCAAGCGTTTAACAGTGCAACCTTGACAGGTGAAAATTTTGCAGTTGCAACAGGAAAAGCAGTAATTGGCTATGTTGATGGGGTGGTTAACATGATGTCAATTATGGTTGGTGGCCCACAAGTCAACAACTGGACAACAGCGCAAAGCGATTACGTTGCTGGCGGTGGTTCATCTCGCGGCGGCACCGTGCGCGTTATTGACGCAAACGCTGCAATAAACACGGGTTTTACTTTAAGTGTCGCTGGAACTCTTACAGGCGGAACTGTAACTGTCTACGGCGTTCGGATTGCGTAACTAATGAGCAACGCAAAATTACTTGGAACTTTTCACGATGCAATCACAGGCGAAACAACTACTCGCGAATTGACAACTGAAGAAATAGCAAAACTACCAGAAGTGCAGCCAGATGAAGCGCCTAATCCTATTGTTGGCTAGTGTCATGGTTGCACTTGCCCTTATTGCTTGCGAAACAACACGCCAAAACGCACCTAAAACTGGCCCAATGACGCGATGCTCGACAATCTCACAATGCGAAAGGGTCTCTAATGACTAAGGAAAAATCAGAAATAGAACACCTACACGCGCGCATGATCGTGTTTGTTGGTTGCACCATTGCCGTGACGTTTGCAATTACCGTTATTGGCTTTGTGTACGGCTTGTTGTTTGTTACCCAGCCGTTAGAGCAGTCACCTAATGACGCACAATTTATTGACTTGCTCTCGACACTTACCGTGTTTATGACCGGCACTTTGTCTGGTCTTGTTGCCGCTAACGGACTTAAGCGTAAACCAGCAGAGCCAACTACAACACCATGACCGTTATCCCTGCAAACCCTAAAGTACTTAACAGCCGTCCTTACACAGGTAACAGTGACGGCGCAGCTGCAGGCCCAATACCCGGCATGGATGAGTGGATACGTCAAGCAATAAAATACAGCAACGGCGCGCTTTGGAATAACGGCAGTTGGGGTGTACGCGACATGAAAGGCAACGCTGGCTCACTTAGCGTTCATGCCACTGGTCGAGCAGTTGACTTGTCGTACCGCAAGTCAGAAAAATACCCATTAGCAAACCGTAAAGGCGCTGTTGCGTTCCTAAACACTGTGCTAGCCAACGCAAACGAATTAGGTATTGAGCAAGTGCTTGACTATTTCCCACAAAAGTTTGGGCGCGGCTGGCGTTGTGATCGACAGCGCTGGTCCGCCTACACCAAGCCAACTATCGGTGGCGCACCGGGTGGCGATTGGCTGCACTTTGAGGTCTCACCAATGTTTGTCAAGCAACCTGCAAACCTTATACAGCAAGCGTTTAAAAGGGTATTCACCGAACTGCCACAGTAATGCCCTATGGTGGAAACACCGACGATAGGAGATGCATTATGGCAGACGCAAAAACATACATTTATGAGGTTTACACAACCATCATGGACAGCCAACAACACGTGCTTGTTCAGATATTTCGTGACCCAGAGACCGACAAAGTGCTACACGCACAAATTGCGTTTAAGGACGCAATCGGTGACTCTTGGCAAACCCCCTACCAATTGGAGAAAAAATGACCTATTTAGCGATCAAATTAGGCGCATGGGCACTTAGCGGTCTAGCGTGTTTCACCCTGCTCTGGGACGCTCACAAAGCGCCTGACAGCCTGCCAAAGACCACAGGGCAACAGACCATAACCCTGACAAGCATTGTGCCCACCACTCCAGTGCCGGCTACAACCACCACCGTGCCTAAAGGCTGTGCAGAGTACGTGGCAGATGCGATCACGGCTGGCTGGCCTGCAGATCAAGCACCAGTGTTGGCGCGTGTGATGTTTCGCGAGTCGCGCTGCAACCCATTGGCTTGGAACGGTAAAGACTCAAACGGTGGCAGTCGAGGGTTGCTACAGATAAACGGCGTACACGAAACGTGGCTAATTGAGGCTGGCATCATTACCAAACTTGACGATCTGTTTTACCCAGACGTAAACATTAAAGCCGCGCTACACCTTTACCGTATGGTCGGCTGGTCAGCATGGTCAAGCACATATGGCTGATATTCCATATCCCGAAATAGGCATAACAGAGGAGACCCGACAAATGTACCCAGAAACTTATTCAGACAAATACAACAAAGTGTTTAAAGAATTTATAGATGACATCTTTAGACCTAACCACGTGCCAAAGCCAGAGCAAGTAGATCACAGCATTTTGCTTGATGAACTGGCACTGATGTATGACGCGCACATCACTATTGGCGGTGAGCAAAACAGATTTAATGCCAGCGTGCTAAAGGCGGCTATAAATGTTATACGCGCCTTGTAAATTATGCGGCCTAACAATGCACGGCACAAGGTACAGACACAACCCAGAAAAAGTCTTATGGTTACACCCCAGCCTAAAAGCGTGTAGTAAGGTCAAACCAATAAACCCGACTAAGAGAAAGAACCCGACATGAGTGATCAACTAGAAATGTTTACAACCACACTGGGATTGGCTGGAGAACGCACACAAGTTGCGCTCAATCATCCATCTGTAGCAATCGCACACAACGCGCCAGACACGTCACGCGAAGCAGGCGAAGCAGCTAAACCACACGCAGGCAAACAACGCGAACTGGTGCATTTTTGGATTAAATGGGCTGGACGCACAGAGGCTAAAGGTATGACAGCAGACGAAATAAGTGTGCTGTTAGACCTACCTGCACAATCGGTGTCAGCGCGCATAAACGGATTGCATCGAGACGCGTACATTGTTGACAGCGGCACACGCCGTAAAACACGGTACGGCCGTAATGCAATCGTCTGGGTGGCTTGCTGATGGCACATTTTGACCTATCGCTATACGAGACTGTTGCACAACGCTTAGTGCGCTGGTGGGCAGAATACCCAGACGGCAGGATTATTACGTCAATACATCACTATGACGGTTCAACAATCATCATGCGCGCAGAGTGCTACAACAACGATGACCGACTTATCGCCACAGGCTATGCAGAGGAAGTATTTGGCAACAGCCCTGTAAACAAAACCAGTTTCTTAGAGAACTGCGAAACCAGCGCCATTGGCCGTGCGATTAGTAACAGCCGTATTGGGCACACAGGCGAGCGCGCATCAGTAACCGAAATGGAAAAGGTCAACCGCATCAACAGTGCGCCGGCTAAACCAGATAGTCACGGCAGTGCTACACCGAAGCAGATCGGTTTCTTAAAGAGCCTTGCACGTGGCAAAGGCTGGGATGATCTGCAGCTGCTCGACTACATCCACAAACTATTGCAGGTAGATGATGTCGTTGTAGAAACACTTACCGCTGGGCAATGTTCAGCCGTTATAGATGGGCTAAAGAAATGAACGACCCACGCGAGGAATACAACCGTTTACATGATCACATGAGCGCAATTGCGCGTGAGCGCGACTGGCTACAAAAAGAAGTAGAGCGCCTTACAGATGAGTTGTATTTAGCCCATGAAGCATTGCGCAGGGAAATGCCATGAGTCGCACAGTGTGGGGCTTGTTGGCTGTTATAACAGTGTGGGCAATCCTGATGGTCAGGTCAGATAAGAAACGTCATTAAACGCAACACAATTGGCTAGTAACCGGATACCTAAGCGAGTCGCATCGCGGTTGGATGACCTGCGGTAACGCAGTTAGACCAGCGCGCACAAAACCTGCAACACGAAAGGCGATGTGGTATGCGTTGGGGCGAGTCGTAAACATAATCGACTAGATGTGCAAGGTAATCGGATTGAGGCAGCCCGATGGGTAGAGCATCATCACTTTGTCTCTAATCACACATACAGATGACATACACTTAACAAACCGACACAAAGGCAAACCCGATATGCAACAACAACAACAGCAAACGAGAGCAAGCCGCTTGCGGCGCGGTAGCAATGGGTAAAGAACACAGCAACCCAGAATACAAACGCAACCGCACAATCATCCTGCAAGGCAAACCCACGTGCAACTACTGCGGCCGACCAGCCGACACCGTTGACCACATCGTTGCGTTAATGAACGGCGGCGATCACTCGCTTGACAACTTGCAACCATGTTGCGCGCAATGCAACAACCGCAAAGGACACAAAGAAGTAGCACAACGCAACCGCACAGTAAGCCACGCAAGAGCCGAAGCAATGCGCAACCACGCAATACCAATCGCAAAAACAGAACCGTTTTTTGTAGAGAAAAAAAAGTTCAC